TAATTGGATCTAAGATTTCACTGATGTTGGTTCCAGTGACTAGACTTAGGTTGTAATTGCTACCATTATAATACTTGAATAGTCTAAAGGCATTGACTGTCTTGACATTCTCTGAATACTTTTGAACACCGAAATAGTTTTTATTTAGAATAAATTGATCAGCAGTTTGGTTATTAATGTTTGTTCCAAATTCAATCTGCAATCCCTGAGTTGTAAATCTACGTGATGTGTAATCGAAACCTTGACGGAATCTTATTGGCACTCCATTTCTTACTCTAACTACGACATCTGGTTCAGCATTCCAAGGAATGTATGGTGCTCCAGCTGCTGAAGTAAGTGAATCCCATTTCCAAGTTCTGTTAAAGTCTTGAACAGGTTGAGCAGTAAAGATATCATAAGATGCTGTGCTGCTGCTCCAACCAGCATAACCTTTTAGACCTACATTAAGTGCTCTATAACTATCAAAGTTTCTTTCTATGCCTCCGCCTGCTGCTGCCGCAGATCCACTCTTGACACTTGAAGTTGTTTGAACAGTGGTCAATACCATTCTAGACCAACTGCTGGTATCAATCTCCATTACATTGTATAAGAATGTTACAGTATTGACCAATGTAATGGTGTTGAGGGCAGATACTTTAACAATGTCATTAGTTGGTGTTCTGTCTAGTGTAACTATAGGAGTTGGCACCAAATCATTGCCTAGTCTAACTATGTGTGTTAGAGTATTACTGGTGCTGGGCAAGTTAGCATTGATTAAACTCTGTCCTAAATCACCAGGATAACTGGCAGTGATAGTCCAAGTGCCAGTTGTGGTTATCAATAGATTACTCACAGTAAAACTACTAGATCCACTGTTGTTGCCTGAAAATAATACTGTGCTAGTGCTGCCATTGTTTGCTATTAGGCTAATGTTGGTATAATAGGTAGCAGTGTTAGTGCCCACTGTTATATCAAAGGTTTCATCAAAATAAGTTGAAGTGCTACTCTGTGTTATGGTCAGTGGGAAGGGTTGTCCTACAACAGTCACGCTGGTACTAGTGGCAACATTTATAGTAGTTGATGTTGAACCAGCACGATATCTACCCAATGTTTGATAACCCCAATTGCTGGTCACAGTTTCCACATTGGACACAAACAAAGTGGCAGTATATCGTGTGCTGTTCTGTGTGCTGGTTGTTATGGTGTATTGTGTTTCAGGATACAATCTTGCCACATCAATCATTGAACTATCAACTGTAAAGTTAGCCGAAGCTTGTCCATTGACAAAGTTGCTGTTTAATATATTTGTTTCAGTAAAAGGTGTAAATCCATTGACCAATTTGATACTAACTGGATTAGAAATAGCAACACCTGTGGCAGTGAATGCCGGATCTGCAATAACACCTAATCTATAATTTACTATATGATTAGGAAAATAATATGCTAGGTTTGGTGTAAAAGTCGAAGTGGTTACAATTAAAGGAACACCTGCTTCAACACGAACATTTAAGGTATTCGAAGTTGCTGAACGATATATACCTCTAGGCTGACTCACTGCATAGATGTCATAAGTTCCAATAGGCAAATTAGGATCAGTAGGCAATACCAATGTAGCCACAGTGCCCGTAAAGAAACTGGTGCCTAATATAACATCAGTGCCAGTGCTTACTCTAAAAAATCTTACTCTAGTTGCATTAACACCTAGATCAATAGCCATATCTGTAGTGGCTGTCAATGTTAGATTGTCACCAAATACAATGCCAGCTTCACCTGTTAGTGTAAGATTGCTAGGTATGGAATAAATTGGAAAGAAATTAAAATCTTCAGTAGGGTCACCAATCTCAACACCTGGTTCCCAATTTTGTATGAATCCTATTTGTTGTGCATAGGTAGTGACCCCATCAAACCACTCAAGATGCACCACTGTCAATGGGACATGAAAGTCACCACCTGGCAAGATAGGACCACTATACATATTTGCAGGAATACTGATAACACCTGAACTATACTGAGTGGCTGTGCTGCCTTCAAAATAACCTATAACTTGACTGTCTTCGACATTAGGAATGTAGCCAGTGGCCTGACTTGAATAACTGACCTTATCCAGTATCAATGTTTCCCAACTGATGGTTGCTGGCCAAGATGCGGTGCCGCCGCCTGCCACTGCAAAGTTATACGTCTGTTGATTACTAGGAAAGGTTTGACCTAAATTCGTCAGAGTTTGAAGTGTATTTAGGTATCTTTTGTAGTCTAAAATGCCGGTTTGTGCCATAATCTTTCCTTAAATTCCGCCGTAGTCATTAGGGTTCCAAGCAAAGCCTACTGATGTCGATGTGCTTAATGCACTATAACTAGAACCTAAACCTGCTCTAGCCTTGAAGTAAAATGTGCCTTCAATGGGCAATGACACAATGTCAGTGACTGTGCTGCCCGGGGCAAATCCACCTATGCTGCTGTATTCATTGGCAAAGTAACTAAAATTACCTGTGCTGGTTGTATTATACCACCATTGTATTTCGTTAGGCGCTGTGCTAGTTGGACTTATTGTGGTGCTTAATCTAAAGCTAGGTGTAGTAGTTGAGATAATTTCCACTGTGGGCACACTTGGTGCTGGCAAACTTGCTGACCCACCAAATGTAGGAATACCACTGCCCGGAGTGTCCGCCGAGTCAGTCAATGTTTCATCAGTGTAAATTGTTGAATCATATTCTAGTGCAGTGACTTCTACAGTGATAGTACCTTCCTCGCCTTCAACTTCACGCAGTTTAGTAATGCGGAATAACTTGTCAGTGAATCCATAAACATCATTAGTGACCTTGACAACATCGCCTGCTTCACATTGTATTGCTGAATAGTCAGCACGGAATGAAATGATCTTATCCACACGACTCTGCTTCAATTCAATTAGACCAATTCGTGCAGCGTGTAGCGCATTATTGACCATCTCTAATCTCATGCTGAGGTTATTGGCAGGTTCTAGATCATTCATTTCGCTAGGATCAATAGCACCCTTAAAGTAGTCATTCTGATCACGAATCTTGCGGCTGGCAAATTCAACCTCTAGTTGATTGTATAGATCTTCTAAGTTGGTTGCTGTGATGCCCACTTCACCTAGTATGTTGTCGTCATTAAATTCAAATGCATTATCTAATTCATCAACAGTGGCTGCACGATTGTTCAACAATTTCCATTGACCTTCACTGTAATCAAATGTGGTCCATGCTGCACAACCTTGACTGATCTTTTCAATAGAGTTTTTAACAGTGTCACCTGTTGATATAACTCCGTTGATTACATAGCGAGCCTGTGTGCTGGTTGTAGTGCCATCACCTTCAAACTGATTGGCTGGAATTTGGTTGCTGTAATTAAAAACACTCAACGGATTCGCACTGCTGATGCTGGTGGTAGTATTGATCTGTTGAACAGGAATGGCTGCTCCGTATCGCTCCGAAGTCATGTAGTCATACCATACTAGACCAGGGTTGCTTAGTGTGTTGCTTAGTTGGAATGTAATTTGTCCCAGTCCAGTAATGCCTTTTTCACCATTGTAGTCAATCTGAATAACTGCAAACACAAGGTCATTCAACATGTAATTGGTATCACTTTCACCTAGTGTAGTTTTTGCATTTTCAGTATTGCCAGTTGATTGTGGAGGAAATATTTGACTGCTGCTGTTAGTGTTACCCGAATAGACACGCACACGGATAAGTCCATCGAAGTTGGTGTTGCTATCACCAAGACCGTTTTGGTCAATACTGCTACGCACAATGTGGCTTTCACCAGCGTCAGTGTCGAATACTAACTTCTGATCATTCCAATAGATATCGCCAACTGAGAAGACTCCGGTCTGTGTCTTTTCACTGATAGCCAAAACATAGGTCATTGTTTTATTTTCATTACTGATACGGGCGTCAGTAACTGTGCCTTTGGTATTAACAGTACCATAGACTACGGGTATTTTGTTGTTAGTTGCTGGGGGGAATTGAATTCTAACTCCGGGATCCTGTGCTGTTCCGCCAGCACCACCAGTTAGACCCAATAGCCTTGAAGTGGCCAATGCCAAGCCCACTGCCACAACTGAAGTGACAAAGGCAACACCGGCTGCTCCTAATACCGCAGCACCACCAATACCAATGGCTGCTGTGACAATATAACTTGCTGCAAGAGTAAAGACAGCCATAATTATTCCTTAATATAAGTTCGTTCAGTGCATCTAAAGCCACGACGCTCTAGATCACATGAATCAGTTGATGTCATCATGCTGGTAAAATATGCAGTAATCTTACCTTGCTGTTTGAGTTCATCTCCTTTTAGACAGTATTGCTTGAACAATCTACCTGCCGTTGTTGAATTTCTTTTCTCAGGCACCACATACCAAATCAATTCACGTAGTTGTGTGTGCTTGGGATTCCATATGTTGGGTTCTCTGATAGCAATCAATATGCCCACTGGTTCTTCATCATCAAACGCCAACCACACATAACCATTGTTGAGAAATGTGAAGGCCAACTTGCCCAAGTGCTCAACGTCCTTACTGGCTTCTAATCCTTGATCGTAGCTGGTATCGGTGAGGAACCGCTGCATCAACTTGATCATGTGACGTGCATCCATAAGTGTGTGGGCCTGCTTGATCATTACGCACCGTCTCCACTAAAGTCAGGTGTTGGTGATGTGCTTGCTGGAGCAGTAAAGGGCTTACCAAAGTCGAACTGACTGTCAGCCAATGCTTTCACTCGATACATACCTGTGTCGCCAGGATACCAAAACTGTTGATCAGCATCATTAGTTCTGCGTCCAGTATATTTCTTTTCCATGATAGCATGAATACTTGAACACTGAATACCAATGGTGTTGCTGGTCAATAGGTTGTCTTGATCCCAGTTTTCACTTAGACTGTAGTTGCTGATATATCCACTGAAGCGTAGATATACTTGTTGGGCATCATAGTTGCCTGAAGTAGGATCAAAGAATGCACGATAGATCTGTATCTTGCCACCTTTAATGTTGCTGTTTAACACGATGCCCATGTAGTTAGGACTTCCATCATCAGGTGGCAATCCACTTAGTTGGATACCAATCTGATTGTTGGTTGTCTTAAGGTCATCCTGCATTTCACTCATGCCCATAAAGTGTCCCAACTGTGTGTAGGTGTTGCCATTATACACAATAGGACTGTAGGCATTGCTGATATAGTAGGTGTTGGTATTGACTGTGATGTCAATCAACAGACAATGTTTAATGCCAGGATTTGATAATGCTGGAATTACTGTGCTCATATAATTCTCTCAATAAGTTCGAAGTCGCCTGTGTATTGAACTTGTTGCATAGGAATAAGTTGGAATGTTGGCAGTCCTGAAACCACAACTCGCCATGTGCAACTATTTCCCACTGCTAGTCCTTGACCACTAAGTGTAACACCTTCGCTAGTAATTATAGGTCTATGCAGAGTCACTGAAGTAGTTGTGGTTAGTCCTCTTACCACAGTATCGACCACTGCGTAAGGATAGCGACTGTTCTCAGGTTGAATTAAATCACCCTTGGCAAATACCACAGTGCTGCTGCTGACACTGGGCAAATTAGTGATAACAAAACTGCTGGTACCCACTGACTGTATGTCTAATGCATTTAATTGACCCTGTGTCAATTCACCCATATAACTGGTGATATAACGTGTGCCCGCTGAATTGCTTAGGCTAATTTGATATTCAGCAACACGATCATTTAGGTTGATAACTTCTATGAATCCTCTACTGGCAGTCCAAGGCAGGCTACCCGGTGGAGTAATCTTAAACTTCCAAGGTTGTGCAGTGGCACGCTCTGCTGTTTTAATCCTTTGGCTACGACTCATAGTCTGACCAACTATTCTACGTCTGTCGATCTCAATTTGCTGTGCCTTATCAATAATATTTTGCACTGACATTATCTGCTCCTAGTGGGTTGGCTTCTACGGCCCTGTTCTGTGACAGCGTAGATGAAACTTGGATCCTTGGCAACTAGGCTACGGAAACTTGCAGCATCAACTGCCTGTATGTTGTAATTGACTGTGGTCTGTCCGCCACTGCTGCTTGGCGATTGACCGCTGCCCTTCAATGTTGAGTTGTTAATGACCTTACCTGCTGATTGTGGTACGAACAGTTCTGGACCACGCTCACCAACTATGATAGGTGTGCCGCCCATAACTGGACCACCATTGGCCATACCAAACAGGCTACCCAATGGTCCGCCGATAGCAGCCACGATAGCACGGCGAACTGCAATACGCACTAGGTCAGCAATGATACTGTTGGCTAGGCTCTTGAAACTTAACTTGCCTGTTTGAACAAACTGAACAAATGCATCTTCCATACCACTAGTGAATGTGCTGAAACTGTCAGCAGCCTGCTTGCCTGCATCATTAGCATCATCTTTGAATTTAGTGAATGCATCTTTAGTGCCAATTTTAAATTCTTCTCTCCATGCACTTAGGCTATCAAGATTACCACTTAGATATTGATCGCTGACTCCCAATGCTTTAATCTGTTCATTAGAAATAGCTTTATAACCATTAGCAATCTCTCCTAATCCAGCAGCAAGTTGTTCTGCACGCTCTGGTGTTAATCCATCTTCATTATCAAAAGTTGAACTGAATGCACGACCTGCTTCCAATGCTGCCTTGCGGGCTTCTTCATTGATTGTGGCAATCTGCTTTCTTAAAGGACTTAGACCAGTTTGATCTGTTTGAACTTTTAAATCAACACGCTTGTCATTGATACTGCGTAATGCATTACCTAGGCTTTCATAACTTGCTGCCTGTTCTCTTAAACGCTCACTAATGTATTCTAAGTTTGAAACTCTTTCGGCTTCTGTATTCTTAATTGCCTGTTGCTTTTTTAGTTCAGACTCTAAATTCTTACCATTACTGATATGCAAATCATAATAAGTCTTACTCAACTCTTGTAATCGGCCTTCTTCATCTACCAGCAATCTAACTTTGTCTTTACTAGCCGCAAGCTCATCATCTTTCAATGACTTCTGTGCTTTAAGTTCAATGCCAATCTGACTTTGAATATTACTCAGTTTGCTTTGAAGAGTGTTTTGTTCTTGCAAGTATCGTTGAGTTTCAGCATTGAGTGCAGTGGCAATCTCTTTCTGATCTTCTGTCATGCCCAACAATTCAGTTTGAAACTTCAGATCAGAAAATAGATAATTGCTAAATGTTTGAGCTTCGGTGTTTAACCCACGATAGGTTGATTGTTGTGCAGATAATGCTGCCTGCAACTTTCTATAACGATCCATTTCGCGTTCAGCGGCTTTATCACGCACTTCACGCAATTCTTTTTCTTTTCTAGCTCTTTCTTCGGCATCTTTTTTGCGTTGAGCCATTTCTGCTTGACCATCACCACGGCCACCACCTGCACCACCGACATCAAAATTTACACCTGGGAGATAGTTTAAGTATTCTTTTAGTTTGTTGATTGCACCTGTGGTGCTGTCTTGAATGAATCCCCAATATCCTGCAATACTGGCCAATACTGGACCTGCAATAGTTTTTAATGCTGCGAAAGCTGGCCCAGCTAACTCAGCCATGCTTACTAATAATGCTTTGATAACTAACCACATTCTGTGGAAGGCACCGCCAGCACCTTCTGTGGCACGCACTATTGCACCAAACCCTGTGCCTAAGTTTCTAAATAACTCAAATAGATTTTTAGCACCACTGGCAACAGCTAACAATGCAGCATAGAATAATCTCACTCCTGCAATGATCTTACCGCCAACAAATATTGAAGCCAACACTGCACCAACCGCAATCACTGCCTGAATGAATTTTCTAAATCCTTCAACACCAACATTTAACGATGTGACTAATTCAGTAATAGGACGAAGTGCATCTAACAGTGCAATTTTAAAATCTGTCAGTGTCTTGTCAATTGCACCTTGTGCATCCGCTGCTGATTTTATTGCTGCTGCATATTTTGCAGATTCAGCAGTGGCCTGTGCATAACTGCCGGCAACTCCAGCAAGACCAACATTGCGAATTTCTTTACCTAACAGTTTAGTGCTAAGAACACTGCGTTGTGAAGCATCACTAATATTAGCCAAACCAGCAATAGTTTTGCTTAGTATATCCTGTTCGCTAAGTGTGCGTAGATCGTTTAACGAAATGCCAATTGATGCAAATGCTTTTTGTGTATCTTCGCCACCATCTGCTGCTTCACCGATTGCACCAACTAATTTTAATATGGCTTTCTGTGCTCCTTCAGCACTTCCACCATTGTCAATCATTGCACGACTTAGGCCTAAAATATTAGCAGTGGCAATGCCTGTTGAATCACTAATGTCAGTAATGCTGTCAGCAAGACCAATGGCCTGCGAAATAATAGCACCTAAACTGATACCTGCCAATGCTGTTTTAAGTCCAGCAAAGGTGTTGTTAAGTCCGGTAACTGATTTCTGTAAGTTGGCTAAGTTTCGCTCTGCTTGGCTTGTATTAACCTGGACATCATATGATAGATCTGCCATGGCTTATTTCCTTTTCATAATTGCATCTGTGGTCTTCTTAACGAAAGCCTCAGTGGGTCTTGTCATACCATCAGGTGCCTGACGACTACGACCATCATCTAACTGTTGTGCATACGGGTAAGCGGCAACGATAGTGTCTTTCTTTAGAACAGTACGACTACGAGCATTGCCAGTCTTGATAGGAGTATGAGCCTTAAAGAAGGTGTAGGCCTGTCCAGGCACTGCATCCAACTGTGCTATTTTCTTCTTAACACTTGTGCTAATCTTATCAACACCTATCTTTAATGAAATCATGCTCTATCCTTTATCTTTAGCAATTCTTCTGTTGAAACTTCAGGCACATAACCTTCTTGGCTAGCATCCTGAAAGTGTCTCTCCAGTGACATTGCAGTGTCCATAATTACTAGATCAAATGTGTTTGCCCTTACTATGACTTCACTGGGCAACATTCCATAGCGTTTGCTCAGATTATCAATTGTTATGATTAAACTTGATTCGATACTGTTAGGATCTATGGACTCCTGTGTTACTTTCCCAGCGTTTCTACTACCTTGCCAATAACTTTGGTCATTACATTGGTAGGCAAAACTAATCCGTCCTTGACAACAGGCGCACCCTCTTCATCAAGAACCATATCATTTACGGCAGCAATCAATTCACTCATGTCCTCGCCCTTCATCTGTGCCAGACGGATAAACTTGTCCATAGGCTGACGATCCCAGATCCAGAACTCTAGGGCTTCACCGAACTCTTTAACGACATCCTCGTCTGCGATTTCGATCTTAACTAATTGTGGTTTTGCTGCTAATTGTGTGAGTTTCATCTTTATTCCTTTTTATCTTTAATGATGTGTAGAACTGCAAGTGCAAACTTGAGCCTACTGTTAATCTTGTCAAGGTCGCCTTGTGCGTGCTTGACTTCAGCAAGAGACTTAGCAATCTCCGCTTCTAAACTTTTTATCAGATCCTCTTCCGAGAAGTCTCGTAGATCCATACTAATCTCCTAACTGTATATTTAACGAGAGATAAAAATAGGAGCAGGTTATGCTCCTATTTCTTTAGTCTAATTTAAATTAAACTGTGCCGGCAGTTAGGTCACCATTGACACTGATAGTGATTGGTGATACCCATACTGGGGCTGTTGGATTGACAGTTGGTGCAAGGTTAGTAATAAACCCTGTTCCGCTGACAAACTTGCTACCTGTTGCACGACCGTTGAAATAAACTCGGAAATTTACTTCTACTGCATCATTGCTCAGGTCAAACAATCCTGGCACGCCGTTGGTGGCTGCGAAGAATGTTGCACTGTCTAACACTAGGTTAGCTGTGATGCTGTTGGTTGCAGGTGTTGATACTGCTAATTGCGAGAACACATCTAACTGAGTCCAGTTGAATACGCCCGCTGCGTTGTTGATAGTGACATCCTGTAGAGCAGGAACAATGTAACCAGAACTGGTAGTAGAGATACTAGCAGTAGAGATTTGGATTGTTGCGTTGCTTGTAGGAGCACTGACGTTGATGTAAGCCATTGCTTGTTCCTTTTTATGTTGTTGCTTGGTTGATTCGGAATTCAAATGTATAAACTAATACATCTCCATCCTTATCCACTGTGTAATCGCTTTCGCTACCGAAATTGACTACATTAATTGTTGTCTTTGCAGATAAAATTCTTGATATGACACTGTCTAACTGACTTGGTGTGTTCTTAGCATCTACTGATAGATAAACTTCTGCAATAAGATCATTCTGAAATACTTCATTGCCATTAAGTGTAGGGATCAAAGTTGTTTGTTCCAAACGCTCACGATCAACATAGATCTTCTTCATGTTCTTACGATACAGAGGAGTTCCGTTCTGCTCCCAAGGCAATTCTTGACTGACAGCAAACTGTGTAAGTGTGCTGACTGCTGTGGTAATTGCCGATAACAGTTGGGTTCTCATTTATCTAACTCTCACTAAATTGGTTCTAGTTGGTAGTTTTTCAAGTTCAGTGACTGTTCCGTCATTGTTGAAATCATACCATGTTCCATCATCAATCAACTCTCTG